ACAGACAATGGCAGCAGGTTCAACCTACACACCAATTTCAACCACTACTTTGGGAACGGCAACAACAACAGTTTCTTTTAGTAGCATCCCTTCAACCTATACGGATTTAATACTTATATGTAATCCCACAGGAATCGACACAGCTTTTAGAATTTATAATTTCAATGGAGATACTGGTTCTAACTATTCCTACACATATCTCACAGGTAATGGAACATCTGCTTCATCGGGGAGGGATACTACTGCAAAGATATTTATTGGTTATGGTGGTTCTACAACAACACCAATGACCTGTATTGTGAATTTTGCAAATTATTCAAATACAACAACATATAAAACAACATTAGCAAGAGGTTCATCTAGCACTCAATGGGTTTCAGCAAGTGTTGGTTTGTGGCGTAACACAGCAGCAATTAGTTCATTTACTATAATTTCTGATTCTACTAATTTCTCAGTCGGCTCAACTTTCACCCTTTACGGAATCGCGGCGGCATAACTATGGCAAATACATATTCACTTATCGCTTCTTACACAGTAACAAGCGCACAGGCTTCTTATACTTTTTCATCTATTCCTGGCACTTACACAGATTTAATTCTTAAATTATCAACCAGAGATGGTGATACTTCAGGAGCATTAACTTCTGTATCTTTTAATGGTTTAACTAGTAACTTGTCTGCTCGAAGATTAAGAGGTACAGGGTCAGCAGCCACATCAGGAACTTTTGCAAGCAACATTTATGTGCAAAATAATGCTAATGGCGATACAGCAAACACTTTTTCTAACACAGAAATCTATATTCCTAACTACGCAGGCAGTAATGCCAAGTCTGTTTCAGCAGATGGAGTATCAGAAAACAACGCCACCGCTGCATATATGGAATTAGACGCTGGGTTATGGAACTCAACCGCTGCCATTACTTCAATTACTTTGACTGCAGCAGCACCTAACTACCAAGTCAATTCCACCTTCTATCTTTACGGCATCAAGAACTCATAAGAATCTAACTCAGGAGAAAACAACTATGGCAAACCCAACCCGCGTAGAAATCAACTGCGAGACAGGCGTAGAGTCAATCATCGAATTGACAGATGCTGAAGTAGCACAGATGGAAGCAGACCGCGTAGCGGCAGAGGCTCGCAAGGCTGAGGAAGATGCGGCAGCACAGGCACTTGCTGATCTCAAAGCATCAGCTCGCGCTAAACTTGTGGCAGGAACGCCACTTACAGAAGAAGAAGCAGCAACACTCGTCATCTAAGGAGCAATAAATGCGTACAGCGCAATACTCAGTAAGCACTACAGCAGTTAAGATAGTTGACCAAGCTGGATCACCACGCAAGGTTTCTATTCATTCTGAGACTGTGGCTACTTACCTTGGTGATCGTAATGTAACTTCATCAACAGGTTATAAGTTAGATGCCAATGACAAGATCACTTTTGATGTTAATGGCGGGTCTGAACTTTGGCTTGTTACAGCATCAGGAACAGCAGCAGTATCAGTATTTGAAAACTAATCCATAACCGTAAAGGCGCAATCATGTCAGCAGATACAGCAACAATCGTTTACTCATATTTCTTTGTAGCAGCAGCTTTAATGGCTGGGATGAGCATGATTGCCAAGCACACGATCCAAAAGCATACAGACGAACTTAAAGATAAGTTGTCTCGGATTGAATATGCGCTGTATAACGATGGCAAGACTGGGCTTATCAACAAGGTGGAAGAGTTGCTAGAAAATCAGCACTCAATCAAGGTTGATGTAGAGGTAATGAAGGCGCGCCAGTAATGGGTCGCTTTGATTTGCATAAAGATATAGCCACCCGAACTGTCGGAGTGGCTATGTTTTCTTTTCCTGTTGGTATGGGCGTAGGCGCAGTCATCTCTAACGACTGGGTTAAGGGTGGGGCAATTGCCTTCACTTCAACTATACTCATTGCGATTAGTGGCATGGGGGTTATCCTTGCTTGGCGTGGTCGTATTACAGGTCATGATGTTCAAGAGGCTTTCCGCACAGCAACTGCTAAAGCTGGCGAAGATAATGACCTTGTTCAAGGTTTTGTCGATGACGTAAAAGGGAAAAAATAATGGGACAAAGAGAAGATTTTGTAGCCAAGGCTAAGGGTGAACTTGGCGTAGTCGAAGGCCCAAAGGACAACCAAACCAAATACGGACATTTCACAGGGTATGACTTTCAGCCTTGGTGCGGATCATTTTGTATGTGGGTAGCCCATGAGACTGGCGTGACTATCCCGAACACAGTTTCAACTGTTGCTGGATCATCAGCGTTTAAGAAGAACGGTCATTGGCAAGATGCTCTCGGAGCGACACCAGAACCAGGGGACTTGGTTTACTTTGATTTTGTAAAGGGTGGCGCTGCGGTTGAACACGTTGGCATTGTTCTCAAGGACAACGGAGATGGAACCGTCACAACTATTGAAGGCAACACCTCACCAGAGAAGAAGCCAAATGGAAATCAGGCCAATGGCGGAGAAGTAGCCCAAAGGATTCGAGCCTACAATGCACATAATGCGCGCAAGTTGCCCGTATTTATCGTAGGCTTTGGCAAGACAACTTTCACAAAGGGGAAATAATGCTAGACAAACTATCACCTGCAAACCGCCACTTGGTCATTGCTCTACTTGGATCAGTCCTTGGCGAACTCGTTAACCAACTTCCTAACATCAACCTTCCTTCAAGCATCGCTCCTATTGCTGGCGCGCTACTTACATCTGCTGCACTACGCTTCACGGCGCTTACAAAGCAGTATGGCGCTAAGGGTTAAGGTACAATAAATGTCTAAAGTCACCATGGAATTAGTCATTACCGCAGATGCGGAAGTGACTCATGCGGATGGAACCAAAGATACTAAGGAGTCAGAATGACTGTAGGATTAGCAACAACAACACTTGCCAATAACTGGCTTAATATGCTTCGTGCAGTTGCTTTTACTGCTCCTGCTGCAACATACATCAAGCTCCATACAGCAGATCCGGGCGCTGCGGGAACTGCTAACGCATCAGCAGTAACAACTCGTCAGTCAGCAACATTCTCTGCTGCTTCTGCGGGAGCTATTGCTCTTTCTAACTCACCGTCATTCTCAATGACAACGACAGAAACAATCACACACATCTCTGTATGGGATGCTTCAAGCGCTGGCAACCTTCTTTGGACTGCTGCATTGACAACATCTAAGTCAGTCGTGAACACAGACACTCTCACATTTACAACACTTGGAGTATCGCTTTCACCTTTGGCTGCGTAAGTTCTTTTCGCTGGGGGTGAAGTATGGCGTATGGCATCAGTTATGGTGCGGTCACATTTGACACGCCTTACTTCGCTCCTACACCTTCGTTTTATGTAGGACAGATCACCAGCAATCTTGCTGGAACTAATCTTCGTTTACTGAGTTATCACTCAGGGTTCTACCGTTATGCGCCCGCTTATTATCTCGGGCCGAACGCGATCCAATCTTCATCAACAATCACAGCAACTGAAACTGCTTCAGCAACCCGTACTGCATTTGCAGATGTATCTGCTCCTACAGTAGCAACAGTTGCAGCAGCAGTAGCGCTGGCTTCTTTACTTTCAGTAACATCATCTTTTGCTGCGGGACTTACTGCCGATGCCACGGTTACTAGATACGCTCAGACCAACACACCAACTACGGTAACTCTCAGCGCAGATTCTTTGCGCACCTCTTACCTTTCAGCATCATCTTCGATCACCTTTACACCTACAGCAGATGGCTACCGAGCCATGCTTGTTCAAGCAAATACAACTGTTACTGGCGTAGAGACAACTACCGCAGCCAAGACCGAATATGCTGATGAAATATTTAGCGCTACAGCATCTGTTACTGGATCAGCGTTTAACACAAGTCTCATCGCCTCATCAACATCAGTAACTTCTACTCTTACAGCCTCAGCTCTTATTACCCATACTGCTGATGCTTTACTCGCAGTCACAGCCACCGAATCAGCCATCACCGTAAAGGGTCAGAAGCTAGATTCTTCTCTTGTTGTAACAGCGAGTGAATCAGGGGCTATCACTAAGACACAAAGCCTTGCATCTTCGCTCGCTGTTACAGCCTCTCTTACCGGGGCAATGTCTAGCGTTCAGTTCCCACAAGCAACTACCTCGGTTACTTCAACCGTAACATCGGCAGCAACAAAGATACAGAACCTAGACTCGACAACTACAGTCTCAGTTGGTCTTACTGCTGATGCGGGAGTTAGCCAAAGCATTGGCGCAGTTCTTGGAGTTACTGCGGGACTTACAGCAGATGCTTCTAGGGTTTACACAGCACAATCAAGCCTAGCAATTACTGCAACTTGTACAACAAAGGCAAGCAAGTCCAACGCAAATACAGACCATGACACAGTTTTCTACGGTCAAATCATGGATCGCCCATGGGATGGAGAACTACTTCAGCGCCGATGGGTTGGACAACTTGCAACCATGCGCGATGAATCTTCTCGACTCGGAACTAAAGAAGCTGATGGTATCCTTGCCGAGCGCAGTAAGTTCGCTACATTAGCCCAACGCCGTTGGGAAGGGATGCTCCTATGATTAACAACTATCCACGCGAGAGCGTTGAGTTCCAACCTATTCTTATCACCCTTGATGGCACACCTATCACTAACGCGAACGAAGTCGAAGTATCTATTACCGGACCTAGCGCTCGCCCATCTAGTTGGGTTCAGTCAACTTCCCTCAATGGTCAAATCGGTACGTTGATTCAGAGCCTTAGTGTTGGTACTTATGTTGTATGGGCAAGAGTCACCGACTCGCCAGAGATCCCTGTTATTAACTGCGGTACTTTTGCTGTATCATAATTCCTGTTCCTAATCGGACAAGAAGCCCCCGCGTTCTCACCTTTCGCGGGGGTTTTTCTTTTGTGTCGCACTTCAAATAATCACCATAATCTGTTAGGCTCTGCCCACCATTAGAAAGGGTGAGCATGATCGATAAGATTCTTGAGGAAAGACAAGATCAGTATGGCAACGCTGAAGATAATTTCCTAGCCATTGGTCGCATCTGGGGAGCGCTACTGCGCATAGATGATATTAAGCCACACGAAGTAGCGTTGATGATGGACGCACTAAAGACTGTACGCATATTTCAGAATCCACTTCACAAGGATTCATACGATGATAAAGAAGGCTATGTACGCCTTATCAGAGAGTTTGTGGGTATCTAATGGGGCTACTAGATGATCTAAAGAACGAAGAGAATTTTGTTGAATCCCGACGCGCTTGGTGCGCTACCTGTACTTTACTAGAATCCTTAAAGCCAGAAGAGCGTAAACTTCTTACTGTAAAAATGGAAGATAAATCCGTTTCACACACAGCAATTTCTAAGGTTCTTACTGCTAACGGTTACAAGTTAGCAAGCGGAACAATAGGCAGACATAGACGCGGAGAGTGCCAACGTGTCCCTAAAAAATGATTTAGAGCAAATCGAGAGAGACAAAGATCCAGAGATTGTGGAACTTCGCAAGGCTCTCATCAATACTCAGAAGCAACTACAGAAGCAGAAGCAACGCGACCAACTTATGGGCGAAGCAGTCTTTCGTGCAGCTTACGATGCGATGCTTGCCATGGGTCATATAAAGCCCGTAGAAGCCCCAAAGAAGGACGTTCGTAAGGCTAAGGCTGAGGTTGCACTTCTCCACGCTACGGACTGGCAGGGAGCCAAAGTAACCACTACCTACAATACAGAGGTAATGAAGAAGCGAGTCATGGACTTTGCTTATAAGTCAGTAGAGATTACTGAGATTGCCCGCAAGCATCACCCAGTTAAAGACTGTGTAGTGATGTTTGGTGGGGACATGATTGAAGGTTTATTTAACTACCCTGGACAACTCTGGGAAGTTGATAGCACTCTCTTCGAGCAATACACAACAGTCTCTCGTTTGATGGTGGACTTCGTGCGTTACCTTTTGACGCAATTTGAAACCGTTAAGGTTGTTGCTGAATGGGGAAACCATGGGCGTATCGGATCAAAGCGTGACCATGTACCAAAGGCAGATAACTTTGACCGTATGTGTTACGAGTTAGCTCGCCAGTTGCTTGCAGAAGAGAAGCGACTTACTTGGGAAGATTGCCCAGAAGATATTCAGAAAGTAGAGATCGGTAACTATCGCGCTCTACTCATGCACGGTGACGAAGTTGGTCGTGCTGGGTTTGCATCTCCTTCAGCATGGCAAGCAGCAGGAAACCGTTGGAAGGCTGGCTCATTCAAATGGTTCTTCCAAGACATTTACTTGGGTCACTACCATCGCTTTGCTCAGGAACCAATGTCAGATCAGACTGGATCTATCTATTGGACTGGCTCAACTGAATCGGACAACCGATACGCACGAGATTCAATGGCAGTATCAGGCGTTCCATCACAGCGCCTCCACTTCATTGATCCGGTGAAAGGTCGCGTTACTTCTCAGTATCAAATCTGGCTAGATTAAATTAAAAGAAAAAGGTGAAACGTGGGAAATTTTTATGTATCAGACGGCGCAGCTTTAACTTCTAATGATGATACCTGGACTACGCCATTAAACTTTTTTGACAAGTTAAATGATGAGTTTGATTTTGGTTTGGATGCTGCTGCCCTAAGCGCATCAACTTTAGTTTTATCAAATTGGTATGGGCCAGATCATCCAGATAAAACTCGCAGAGATGCTTTGGTTAGAAACTGGTCAAAAGATTCTATGGGCAAAACCATTTGGCTTAACCCTCCATACGGAAGAACCTTGGGACTTTGGACTTCCAAAGCAAACCAGGAAAGCGCCGGGGGGGGGGCAACAATTGTGCTTTTAGTACCGGCTCGTACAGATACAGCTTGTTGGCATGATAATTGCATTAAACATGAAGTACGATTTATTCGTGGCCGGCTTAAATTTGGCGGGTCTAAAAATTCAGCGCCATTTCCATCTGCTGTAGTTGTTATGAAAGGCAGTAATGTTTAGATTTGTTTGTCCAGCTTGCGGATTTGTATTTACTACCGTCATTAATGATAGTGTTGATTGCCCTACTTGTTACTCAATGCTCGAATATAAAGGAAAAGAAAAAGGTGAATAATGAAAGCTGTATCCCTGTTTGCGGGTGTAGGTGGATTCGATCTTGCGCTTGAACGCAACGGAGTTGAAGTAGTTGCTTCAGTAGAAATCGATAAGAAAGCTCAGGAAGTGCTACGCCGACGCTTCCCTAACTCAACAATCTTTGGCGACATTACGGAGGTAAAAGGTGAACAACTCATTTCAGCAGGATTTGATCCCAACGATGGAATCATTACAGGCGGATTCCCCTGCCAAGATTTATCAGTTGCCGGTAAGCGAGCAGGACTGGCAGGAAAACGGTCTGGACTTTTCTGGGAAATCTGCCGACTCCTTGACGAAACGGGAACGCAAAACTTTATCCTCGAAAATGTGCCTGGTTTACTTTCCTCAAATAACGGAAGAGACATGGCCGTCGTCATTGAAGCGTTGGTCGAACGCGGGTATCGCGTGGGATGGCGGGTGTGTGATGCTCAATATTTTGGAGTCCCCCAACGTCGTCGTAGAGTGTTCATTGTCGGAAGTCTTAGAAACAAAGGGCGATCACCTGAAGAAATACTCGATATCCGCGAAAGCCGCAACAGGTATCTTGAGGCGAGCAAATCGGAGGGACAAAACCCTTCCAACAAAGTTACAGAAAGCATTAGAAGCAATACAGTCGGCGCTCTAACTGTTTCCGATTTAATTAAGGGACAAACTAGCCACCAAGCAATTCATAGCAATTTGTTGCAGGCTTCCAATGTGGTTTACTAAAGGCAAGCGCGCCTCTTCAGAAGAAGATTATGAAACATGGATTCAGGGGGGGGTAGTTCCTACATTGAACAGAATGGACAACAACGGAGAAGCCTACGCAACAGTTCTTATTGTTGATGGCACTCGCGTTGGAGATGTAAGAGTTTATGAAGATGAGATAGCCCCAACAGTTATCTCTCGTTACGGCACAGGTGGAGGAAACGTACCGATGATATTCCCAATTCAAGATGGGCGTGAGATGGAAAAGAATCAGAATGGTTTAGGGATCGGAGCTGAGAACGCTCCTTCATATACTCTGGATCGCACAGGTGGGCAAGCGGTTGCTTATTCAATTCGAGAAGATGCCAAGGCAAATAACTTCAGCGCAACAGAAACAGAAGTATCGCTTGCTCTTCAAGCACACCAACCATCAGTTCAATCACATCATGCGCAATTGTTTATAGATCAACCGCCAGTTGTTCGTCGCCTTACTCCAACAGAGTGCGAGCGCTTACAAGGGTTTCCAGATGGTTGGACTGATGAACAAGCAGACTCAAACCGCTATAAGCAGATGGGCAATGCAGTTGCAGTACCTGTTGTGGAATGGATTATTGGGCGCTTGGTTAACGCAGTTGAGTCAACTGAAGATAAGGTGGAGCAGTAAAGGCAGTTAGCTTTGCTGCGATATCCATTGCTTCTTGGATATCGGCTCCTGCATGGAGAGCGCCGAGAGCATAAGAAGATCCAGAACCAACCGCATACATACCTGGGTCGTTTCTTGATGCAACCAACTCTTGGTCTACATCAAAGATATATCCACCCACAGCGATAAGAAACTGAAAGCGCATCTCGGTTGATACTTCGTTGAAGTTGTAGCCATGCTTAACCAAGGACCTACGCAGAGATGGCATTGCCTTGGTAATCATAAAATGAACCAAGTCTTTCTTATCTCTTGCCGTCAACTTGGGTGGAACCCACAGGTGCTGAGCCACGTCGCAGGGATAAGCCTCACCACTTCCGCCGATAATGAAATCACCGCGCTTGTTAAGTTTGGTAACAGATGGATGGCTATAGATCCGACCTTCAGAGTCGGTGGTACGGCTATCAGCCATGAGGGTACAACCCTCTTCGTACTCAACTCCGATGATTGTGGTCATGGGGAGAATCCTCTCACGACACGTTCAAAAGGGTTGTTGACATAAAGATTACGGTGGCTATAGATTACGCACACACGGGTTAATAGAACCCCAGACGAAAGGTAAAGCATGAGCAATCATGGATTAGTTCTAAAAGCAGACCAAGATTTTTGGACTGAACAGCAGGTAGCAGCACTCGGTCAGCTCGGCATTTCAAATGCTTCTAAGGGCGACTTGCAAGTCTTTTTCCACCAATCACAGCGAACAGGATTAGATCCATTCGCTCGTCAGATTTACATGATTCAGCGCGGTGGCAAGTGGGGCATCCAAGCCTCAATCGATGGGCTTCGTATCGTGGCTCAACGCTCTGGCAATTACGGCGGTCAAACTCCAACGCAATGGTGTGGAGCAGATGGCGCATGGGTAGATGTTTGGCTTGCTCCAACTCCACCACTAGCCGCACGAGTCGGCGTTTACTACAAGGATGTTGCTAACCCAACATGGGCAGTTGCTAAGTGGGATTCATACGCAGTTCCGCAGAATCCAATTTGGAAGAAGATGCCGGATCTAATGCTTGGCAAGTGTGCAGAAGCACTCGCTCTACGCAAAGCATTTCCTAATGATCTATCAGGTATTTATACAAGCGAAGAGATGGCACAAGCTGACGTGCAGGTAGAGAAGAAGCAGACTGTTACCGCAGTTCGTGAGATTGAACCTGTTGCTTTTACTGATGAGGATATTGCTCATGCAGAAAAGATTGTTGAAAAGGTTTCTGTAATCGTTAACATCGATGAACTTCGTCAGATTTGGGCAGAAGAAACTAATTACCTCGATGTTCCTGCTGCGGGTTCAACACTTAAAGAAGCAATCAACAAGCAGGTCGAATATATCAAGACTGCTGGTGAAACTAAGTGAGCGTCGAAGTTGGAGAGCGCCTAGCAAATGAAGGCGCACAGTTGTCACTTATCTTTCAAAGGGAGTGGTCGCGCAAAGCGGAAGATTGGTTTGCCACTTTGATTCCTGGTGACACATTTACCTCTGAGGACATGATCGATGCAGTTGGATTTCCGGATCAGCGTTCGGCTAATTCGAACAACGCCATCGGCGCAAAGGTTCGCACATGGTCGCATCAAGGCTTGGTGACTAAGCGTGGCTATGCAAAGACAACCCGTTCTCAATCACACTCCCGCATTATTGTTTTATGGGAGAAGCGATGACAGGCGTAATCATCACCCCAGCACAGGTAGAACAAAGGATGATTAAGTTATCTGCCGAAATCGATATCGCTCAAGCGCAATTAGAGGGAGCAGAAAATAATTACAGCGACCTCAAAGCAAAGTATGAACTTGGTCTTGCTAAGTCTCGCATCCGTTTAGGAGCTGAGAAGAACTTACAAGGCAAGCCACTTACCGCAACAGAGAAAGATGATATGGCTCTTATCGAGAATGACTACTTGTTCATACAACTATCTTCTGCCGAAGCAGTTGTTAAAGCATCACGGGCTAATGCGTCCCGTCTAAAGACTCAGGTTGATTTGGTTCGCAGTATCGGATCATCAGTTCGTGCAAGTCTGGATCTCCAATGAGCGAAGAGATACTAAACAATCCAATCGCTGAATCTTATTGGCGCGCAGTAATCGTTAAGGAAATTGAAGCGCTCACCACAACCGTGGCTAACTCTGATTTCGAGCAGGGTTTTCTTAAGGCTAAAGCACTAGCAATAACCGCAGCGAAAGGGAAGCGATGACTCAGGAAGATAAGGTCACTCAGACTATGGTTAGTTTTGGGTTTACTGGTTTCCAAGCAAGAAAGATTGCTAAGGAAATCATCCGCAACCTAACTGCATACGCTCTTATCCAAGAACAACGACAGAGATATTTTTCTGAACTAACTAGAAAGGCACAACGATGAGCCAAGATACCAATGAATATCTTTACTCAATGCTCACGCGAGCCTTGGATAACTACGACAATAAGCGAGCGCGTTCAAAGCAGGTAGAGATCGGCCCATCGCAGATTGGTGGATGCCGTCGTAATGTTTACTATCAGTTAATTGATGCGCCTCGTACACATACCCCGGACAAACTGGCGAGCATCATGGGTACAGCAATTCACGAAATGATTGCTAAGGCTATAGCGCCTGAAGATCCATTTGGTGATAACTTCCTTATTGAGCAGGAATTAGATGATGATGGGTTGCCAGCTCATACTGATTTGTATATTCGCGATAAGCATTTAGTTGTGGATTGGAAAACAACTACCAAAGCAGGGCAACGCTACTTCCCCAGCGACCAGCAGAAGATGCAAGTGAATATCTATGCGTATATTTTGGAGAAGAATGGCGAGACTCCTAAAGAAGTGGCTCTAGTATCTATTGCCCGCGATGGAAACAAGTCACACATTATGACTCACTCAGAACCATACGATAGAGAAATGGCAATCTCAGGATTGAGATGGCTTGAGGAAGTCAAAGAAGCAGCGCAACTAAAAGAGATCCCCGCACCAGAAAAACCTAAGCACTTCTGTGTAGCTTCATGCCCATGGTATGACGCAACTGGGGAGGTCGGATGCTCGTCTATGCGTCGTTCGTAGATTGGAAGAAAGCAAGTTGTGCCGGGATGGATACGAACTTCTTCTACGACATTGAAGAGATGCGCAATGGAAATCCTGAGCGCAAAGAAAAGATGGATGCTATTCGTAGGCTTTGTTCGTCATGCCCCATTTTCAATAAGTGTATGGAGTGGGGCTTTGAAGAGGAAGAGTATGG